CGCGCGCCTGCGGGATCAGCTCGTCCTCATCCTCCTCGAGGGCGTCGCCAATGAAAATCAATGCGCCGACCTTGAGCAGCGTAGTTTCCTTCTGAGCGTGGGCGAGGACCTTGCGCAGCTGGGTGTGTCCGGCGCGACACATCAAGCCGGTCATGATCTTGGTCAGGTAGCACGTATCGCCGGTCCAGCGCGAGGCCGCGCATTCATCATTCCCGCGGTAATAGACCAATTGGACGTCAAGCCCACCGGCAGCGGCGACCTCGCGGAACATATCAGCCTGCAGCTTGCAGGCCATATCCCAGGTCTCGCGACGGCTTGCGGTGGCATCGAGGGCGAAGATGATGCGACCCCGTCCGCCTTGGCTGCCTCCGCCGGCGAGCTGCTTGACCTCCTCGAGGAAGCTATCGAGCTGCGAGTTGGCCGGAGCACTTTCGCCGCGATTCGTGACCTGATCGTTGGGCATATGACCACTTCCTTCTAACATTGCGGGGATTGCGGGGACCTCCAGGAGCTTCTCTATTAGTACGCGCGAATTCGCAGTGCGAAAATAATGGAGGTGTTGGAGACACTCCGGGACCTCCCTGCGTTCCCTGCATTTTCATCTGACCTCCGAGAGCTGAAAGGTTGCGAGCTGCGTGTGAAGGTCCCGCCCCTTGACCATCCAATACCGACCCGTGCTTCCATCACGGTGCACGACCCGCACAACGCGCCCGCTGTTTCGGTGCAGCCACTCACCTAGCCGCTTAGTCGAGATGTCGCCGTTCTTGTCAGCGGCCACCCGCAGGAGGAATTCCTTGAACGGGTTCGGATTGAATCCAATAGGCGCCGCGCGCGCGGCCTCGGCGAAGTTGGCGCTCGCATAGGGCTCATCGAGCTTGAAGTCCTCAGTCAGCCACAGCACGAACCACTCGCGCAGCTCCGCGACCTCGGGATCCTCCGCCTGAGTCGCATCGACACTCGCCACCGGATCGGGCTCGCCAAGCCATACCAACGGGCTGCGCACCATGGTCGACCATTCCGCGTACGAACCGAATGGTCCGCACACCTCGGGCGCCCCGGCTGCCAGATAGGCGCGCATCACCGTCAGTGCGGCCGCGACGTAGGTCGCCCGGTTCGCGCTGGCCTGCCGCCGCGTGTCGCGATTGAATCTACGCAGCTCCGGCCGCTCGTCGAGCGCCTCAAGATTACAGACCAGCCCGCGGCGGACCATGTCACCCTTGAGGCCGATATTGTTGCCGGTCGCGTAGACCGCGGTGTGAACCTCGCAGTCCGGCGTCTCGCTGCGGCCGAGAATCCTGATCTTGACGATTGGTCGCTCGGCCACTTGGCATAGGAACTCGCCCGCAAGATCGTGCGCGCAGTTATCGAGTGAAATCATCGGAATGCCGCTCAGCACGATCGCGTGAAGCCGCTTCTCGGTCTCTTCCACATTCTTAAGCGCGGTGATGGCTGGACAAATCCGGCCGCTGGCAATCGTTGCGAAGATATCGACGAGATAACTCTTGCCCGTTCCCGCCATGTGAGCGCGGATCAAATGCAGGGGAGCGGTAGGGAGCGAGCCGCGCACCAACGGCGTCAGCAATCCCGATAGCGCGACCGCGCGGTTAAGACGTTTCTCATGGTCGCCGCCGGTGCTGCGCTTGAAACCGAATTCCGACAGCAGATCGGTCAACAGCCTGAGTGCCGCGAGCGCCTGATCCTTGGTTGGCTGCTCTGGTATCGGCGGGATTTGAAGTCCCGGCGCCAGATAGAGCTCGGTCTCGGGATCATAGCCGGGATCGACGAGCAGCGAGCCGTCCGGGCGTAGCGTGGGCGTGGTGATGATGCCGTTGACATGGGGGAACCGCCAGCGGCGTTCACTGGCAAGAAGCACGCGCACGTAATGCAATGGCGGATCGGTATCGACCGGTTGCTTTTGCCTGACATTCCACTTCTGAAACGTGGCCGCCTCAGCGATCACAGGCAGGAAGCTTTCCGGTGAAAGCTCGCGCAAACGTGCGACCATGGTTTTGCGACCATCCGATGCCGACATGCTCTCAATGACAGGCTCGACCAGCATTCCAGCGCGCGAGAAAACCGGTAGACCAGAGCCGAGCAGCGCGTCCTCGATCTCGGTAAGGATACGGTTGAGCTCACCATCCACGAGCTGAATAACGGGACGGATACCGCCCTGCGCTGGTGATCGCGGCTGTGCGCGCGGCTGCTTCTTACCGTCCGTGATGCCGCTATCGATCGTGGCGAGCGCTGCTGTCGCGCCATCGTCGGCGACTAGCCGGCAGGCCTCTGCCGCCTCGAACAACCGATCGCGCACCTCCTGTTCGTCAAGGGCGCCGCCACCAATGATTTGGCCAAGGTTAAACGCGGCAGTGTTGAGCGTGGTGTTACGTGTGCCTGGTAGGGCGGAAGCAACGTTGCTGCATTCACGCTCGAGCGCTGCTCGCGCCCACGCTCGCGCCTTCTTTGCCTTGGCCAACGTAATCAGCCAAAGCGGCGCCACGGCAACAGCCTGCGGTCCGCCCGGCTCCCATTGGTAGACTCCACCGGTAGCGTTCCGGCTTGGTGGCAAACAGATGTAACCGCCATTCCCACGCACATCGATGCCGGGGCCGATCTTGCTCGCGCTGTTGCGGATGTCGATGTTGATGTCCCAGGCAAAAATTAAGTGCCGGCCACCGCGCGGTGTGATGGTTGCCCACGTAGGCGGAAATGGGCCACGTTGTGCGACCAACTGATCGAACGTGGCCTTGCCGTCGATCTTCCTGGCGGGATCGACATCGAGGTCGACCGCCCACAAGCCGCTCGCGGGGCCCATCGGTGCGCCGATCATGGCGTTAGGGTATTGCTGCCACCAGCCGAGAATTTGTGTTTCGTCTCGGGTCGCGTCCTTAAACCCGTTCGGTGTGAGCGGCCTCTTGTCGATCGGGTTGCACGGAAATACTGGAATGCCGCAACGCGCATAGTCGAATGCGGCCTCGAGCACGGTCGGGACAGCCTGCGTTTGCGGCATTGCAATCTCTCCCTTGGCTTTTTGTTAAAGGACGCGCCAGCAGTTCGGACATAAAAGAATGTCTTCGTCGCCGCGAACGCCATCGAAGGTTCGGCAAATAAAGCAGGGCTCTGACCGGCATGTATAAAGCTTCACTCCTTCAAGGAGCGGAGCTGCAAGCGCTCGGATTTTACTGACCTGCGGTCCGCTGTCCCATTCGAGATGAATGGAGCAATCGTCGATCGGCATTACCAAGAAGCAGGCTGCTGGGAATTGCCGTTCTAGCGTTTTGAAAAGTTCGTCTCTGATACGGTGCATCTTCACGTGATCCTCCCTCCGAGGTATTGAACAAAAAGATCGAACAGGAACTTGCCCTGCTTCGGCGATGGCTCGAGCTCCTGCCGCGCATAAATTGCCATTTTGTGAATGAACTCGTGTTTGTCCGGAGGCAGACGATTGATGTGGCGCTCCACGAATAGCGCGACCTCGTTGAACTCGAGTTTGCCGTCGGGACGAAATCGCGCTTCCGCTGCTCGAACGCCTTGGGCGTAAGCATCAGCGCGGGCGTTTTCGATTGCGTTGCGAATTTTTTCCTTGGCGGCCTCGCTTAGGTTGTCGTCGTTCGCGTTCTCGACGTGCGCGGCGAACACGTGAATGTCGGCACCGTTCGATTGCAGCAAACGCAGCAGCGCGGCCACGGCCGCGAGTTTCTCGCCATCGCTGGTCGAAGACAGCCGGCGAATGACAAGACCAAGCTTGGCGGCAAGTGCAGCCGGTAGTGCCACGACGTTTCACTCCCAGCATCGTGCTTTGAATGGGCATTGTTTACAGGGAAATTTCTCGGGATCGTCGAAGCCGCGCGGGAGCAATTCGTTGGCGCGCGTTGCCGCGATGATGTTAGCGGCGCGATCGCTCCATAGCTGCGCACGCTCGGCATCGAACGGCACGAAAAAGTGGAGCCACTCACAAGTGTCTGCGTTCACGACAGTGAACAGCGCGGGATTGGTGATGCTGAGATACGCCTGATAGAGTGCGATCTGGACGAGGTAATTGGGATGTCTCTTTTCGAGTCCGTCGCGTTCGATCTCGCGCCAGGACGTAGCTTTCAAACACTTGCACTCCCAGATCAGCGGATAGATCAGGTAGGCGCCAGGCAGGTCGGGACCGTGGATGATGATGCCGTCAGCGTGCCCGCGCATCGTGCCTCCGACGGCGGTGAACTCACACGCTGCGGGCGGCGCGAACTTGAAGCCGGCCGCGACAAGGTGCCGACGCATACGCGCCTCGGAGTAGTGCCCGCGCTCAAATCTCTCGCGATCCTGGGCTGCTACAAGTTCGGGCCGTATCCACCATTCGTATTGGATGCGGCGCAGGCATTCGTGCCCGAGGATCGACACGCCCAAGTATTGCGCGCGCGGCCGCCCCGCTGTTGGTGCGGTGCATTCGAGCGCCGCATTGATCGCAGTGTTGATGGGCTCGAGCGACAGGTTTGCGCGATTTAAGTTCAGCATGGCAATTCATCCGGATCAGAGCGTAGGAACCTCGTCATTGAACTCATCTGCGGTCATCAAAGGCCCCCCTGCAGCCGCATTGGGCTGGCGCGCGATCGTGCTGGCGCTGGATTTCCTCGAGACGCCTTTGTCACTGAGATCGCGCGCGATCATCGCCTTGCGAATGAGCGGCATGGCCTTGAGTAGGAACTCGATAATGTCGTCCCTCGGCCAGACGCCGAGCGGTTTCGACCAATCGAGATCGGGGCAGGCGTCAGCGAGCTCGGGCAGGATCGCCGCGACTGCGCCTGCGTCCCACGGCTGCGGGTCGAGCGCGGTCATGCGGATGAGCTGCTCGGTGTCGAGCTGTTCCGCAGCTGCCTGTTCGGCGCGCTTGCTAACCCAAGCAAACAGGACCGCGGCGACGATCCAGCCCCACTCGACATCACTAAGGCGCCCGATCGGCGTACCGGGAGGAATGGGGCCACCCATCTGGACGACCCCACGCGCACCAGCGATCGCGCTGGCAGTCGCATCGCGCTGCCATTGATCCTCAATGGCGGAGAGCGAGACCTGTCCGATCGGATTGCGAATTTTTTTCATCACTGCGCCCAACTCGGCCGATCGACGGGAGGAGCGGAAGACGCCGGCGCGGCAGCAGCACCGGCTCCGCCGCCGTTGAACGGGGGCGGTTGCTCGATTGAGTGCCAATCCCTCTTATCGGGCGTGATGACGCCAGCGAGAACGTTCTTGTCCGGATAATTCCCGCTGCCGTCCTTCTTGGCGCCGCCCGCTTCGATCCCGATCTTGGCGATGAAGCACATCCCCTCGAACTTCTTGGGACCGACGTTGCGAGCCGCACGCGCCTGGTCGCTCTTGTCATCGGGCTTGAGACCGAGCGCGCTATCGAGGATGGCCTTGAGCACGCCGATATTGCCGGCGGCCATCTTCTTCTGGCCGTCGGTGGTGCCGGCGGTGAGCAAGTTGGTCCAAAACTTGCGCGCCTTGTAGATCCCGTCGAGGACGGTGAACTCGAGGTCCAGCATCTCGCACTCGCCGTTCCCGCTGCGCTTATACATGCCGTCTTCGCCGGCATTGCCGGGGCGGATATGGATGGAAACGCTCGCGACCGTGCCGTCTGGAATTAACTCGAACGACGGCGGCGGGGCGTCGGTGTAGTCAAAGGGCATGGTTGACCTCCTCTAGGTTGATTGCCCGACGATGGTGAAAGCTTTGCGTTGGCCGGAACCGATGAGCTTCTCGATTAGCGCGCCAAGATTTGGCGGCTCGATCTGCTCGAGCCGGCCAGAGCGATCTTTGGCCGGATATGACCAAGGATTCGGGATTGTGCACACAAACGCGCGCACGGGCTTGCGGTCACCGAAATCGATCCCACTGCATCGTGACGATTTCATCGACGATCGCGGGAAGTTCGCGGCCTGTTTTCGCGCCCTCGAGCTGCGGCTGCCAGGTTGAAACGTTGAGCTCATCGGTGTTCTTTTCGAGCACCGCCACGAACACGACGGTGCGCATGCGCGCGTGCTGCAGTTGATTGAGCCACCCCAACATGCTGCGAGCGTGCAGTCCGTAAACCGCGCGCAGGTCTTTGCGCCCGCGATCGGTGAATGCCTCCGGTTGCTGTTCCGCCCAAACGAAACACAACCGGCCAGCCGCGGTCAGACTATCGACGAAAAGGATTTGGTACCCCGTGAGCTGTGCGAGCTCGGGATTTTTCACGACCTCATTGTAATGCGCCTCAGAATAGGCAACGTTCGCCGGCAGCGCCGGATTGAATCCACCCAACACACAAGCAAGGTCGCGGCATTCGCTCCATGTGCGCGGCCGCACGCTCGCAACCGGCAAGTCCGCGACCGCAATGTCGCCGGCCTCGACATCGACGAACAAGGTCGACGCCAACATGGCCGCCGGCATGGTGCGCAACAGGGAAGTTTTGCCGACACCGGAGGGGCCGACGATCAGGATTTTGGCGCCGTTCTTCTCCACCAGGCGCTGATCTGCGGTGATGATTTTCACGGCTGTGCCTCCGGAATGGAGAGCACAGGGACGGCCTCGTCCTGAGACAGAACGGTACCAAGCTTGCCTTGCGCGGTCAGGACCGGCAGCGTGGTGACGGTGATGGCCAGCTGTGCGATCCGCGCGTAGCGTTTGCTAACCACGAGCTCGACGACCAGGCTGTCGTCGGCGACAACAATATCGTTGATGCAGTCGAGACCGGCTTTTACGTAATTGTCACAATCGGGCCGCGTGGTCGGACGAATTTCGCCGCGTAGCGCCGCGGCGCGACGCTTTGCGGACCATGACGAAGGCACCGGTAAGTCGATCACGATCTCAGCCCTGACCGGCGTGGTGATCGGTGGTCGGCCGTTCATAGCCATTTGCGCAGTCAGGCGGCCGTGGGCCTCATATTTTCGCGTTGCCGCAGGCGTATAGGCAAAACCCCGGCGCGTCATGCGCGGGCGCCCCTTTGCGACCGGCTCGCCGCCGATTACGACGGTTATCGTGCTGCTGGTCATGACCCACTCCTGTTGACGACGAGCGTAAGTTGCGGCCGGCGTGCACAGCAGCGAGCGGGCAGAAATCCCGGCGGGTATGGCAAGGCGAGCCACATCTGCCATGCATGGCTCCACTTCCAGATTTCGTCTGCCTCCTCTTCAGTCCAATAGAATTGCGGTGCAGACACATCGAACAAGTCAGGTCGCAGCACGTGCTGCGGCCAACCACTAGCTTTAGCGACTGCTTGCAATCGTTCGGCGGGAACGCGCTTCCATTGCTTGATGGCTTGCGGGTGGATGTCGAGCTTGTGGGCCAACGCGCGAACCCCGCCCGCGGCTTTGATTGCAGCGGTCACTAGTTTTTCACCGCTGAGGACATAGTCTCTCAGCATAAAAAGATTTTCGGACGTTAGATCGAAGACAGCCGGTTCTTCGCGCTCAGTAGGTTTGACAGCAGTGTCGTGCACCACCGTTGTATCGCGTGACCGATCGATACGGATCGCCGTCACCATCTTCGCGAACGCAAAGCGTATCTCGTGCGCTTCGGGTTCATCGCAGTGCCAGCACGGCATGTCGCCGGTGGGCGAATAGTCGCCTAACAACTTATTCAGTTCATGAAAGTGGTATTTCGCCGGCAGGTCGCTCATGACTACGTCTCAAGGTTCCGCTGTTGCCAACTATCCATGTTCTTGTGCAATGAGTGCATCGAGAACTTGTCCGGCGAGCGAATCCGGGCTGCCGTCCTCCTTGCGCGGGCATATGTTCTGCAGCTCTTGCAGCGAAAGCCCGTGCCGAAGCCCAAAATTGATTACACGCTCTGTGAGCACGGCGCAGAGCAGCTGGCGCATATGATCGAAGCCCTCGATCAGATGTCGAATTTCCTCGTCTGTGTGGTGTCTCATTGTCCGTCCTCGGCTGCTTGCTTCGGGTAAAGCTGTGCAAGGATTTCTTCTGCTCTCCACTCGGGCATAAAACCCATAAGCTGCATCTTTTTCGCCCAGCGTGAGAGTTCGCATCTGCGCAAACCCGGCGCGGAATACTTCTGCAAAATTTCTTCCTCGGTCACGACGCGTCCTCTTCGACATCAGCAAGCGGCTTCCCCTCGCATCCCGAACAGACGCCAAAAAAACCGCGATCGATGCATGCGCGGCAGAAGTCGCCGTTCATGCTCGGTTGGCCGCAAGCGACGCAAACCAATTCGGTCGTCGATGGCTTGTCTTTGTCACCCATGGATCGTCCTCCTGTTTTCTCGCGGCAAAGCCACTTCAATTCCGGTGGCCCCTGATGGCCGTGAGAAAAAGTCAGCCAAACGAAATCTTGTGTGCCACCGCCAGGTTCTTCACCCGCAAGAATGACATGCCCCGGCGGCATGCTCGGCCGTGGAGTCAGCAAATAGACGCGTGCGAGCGGAGTGTTCGCTAACCAGCGCGCGGCGTTCAATCGGCGCGCCAGCCAGATCATGGCCACCTTGCGACGCGCGAGTTTCAGCGCGTGTTCAGCGAAGGCGCGGCAAGTGTTATAGGGCGGATTGCAGACCATGTTATCGACGCGGCGTTCGCTGCGGAAAAAGTCCTCGACGCCGTCGAATTGCGGATAGCCGCGATCAACTAGATCGGTGGCAATTACGTTATAACCGGCAGCACGTGCGGCATCGGCAATACGGCCGAGTCCGCATGCTGGGTCCTGGATGAGCCCGTCGGACCGCTCGACCGCGAACAATCGTTCGCCGCACCAATACGGTTCGACATAAAACCCATCCGGGTCTTTGATCCAGATATGGGCGTGCAGAGCACGTTGATCTGGGCGCTTAAGCATTTCAGCCCTTCTTCTGAAATCGAGAAAAATTGCCTCGAATGAGAAAGGCGCCGCCGCGTTTGCGACAGCGCCCAATTAGTACGAGCAATACGAGTCTCAGCGAGTAAGCCGCTCGACTGAATCCCAAACGAGCCCAACGCCCGCCGCCTCGATGACGGCATCGCGGAGGTGAGTCGGGAGACATCGAAGCGCCTCGGCGAGCTTTCGAACCTGCTCGACCCTATGCTGGACCGCACGACGGTCCAGCTCGGCACTGATTTTCGCCGGGGTGGTCCCGAAATCCCGGGCTGCGACCTTAACCGTGGGGATGTACGGGTGCGTCGCAGTTACCGCGTCGGCGGCAAGCTGCACCCGCGCAGCCTCGGTCAAGTCAGAGTGCGGAATCGAACGGCCGTTGATTGCGCCGTTCTGATTGACTGTGACCGCCTTTTGCAACAAGCTATTCACGTTCAACCTCACTTCCTGGGGCTTTCCCGAGCCCCTTTAGAGAACTCCCCGGCGAGTGGCCTTTGTGGCCACCAGCCGGGGCCGCGCCCGTGCGCATGCCGCCCCGCTCAAGCTCGCGGTCCCCGGCGGCCAGGGACGCGCGGCAAATTCCTTGAAATGTCAGAAGGGTTTCTGTAATGGAGCGACTTGCTCGCCCCTTCGCGCGGGTCTGTCGGCTCCCAGCCGCGGCCCGCGCTCTCAATTTTCAAACGGGACGGGCGCCGCCATTCGCAAGCGCGCGTCCCAATTTGTGCTCTATCACCATGATCTCGCGCGGGGACCTTCGGATCACCCGAATGTTCGAGGGCCACGCAATACTTTGGTGCGGTAGCGGCCGGAGTCGATCCGTTTACGGTTGCCGCAAGTCCCCAACCGCGCGCAAACGTCTCTGACTCGTTGCCGGGTTGACCCCTATGTCGCGGCCTGTCGGACTCCCTCGTTCCGCTCGTCAGCCGTTCCTAGCCCGTCGTCGCGGACATACCGCGGAAGCCTCGCGCCGGGTATTTGCACTTTCTCCGGGGGATTTGCTCGCCCCCGAGACCGTGTCGCTTGGCCTTGGCAGGCCAGGACTCGCGGCGCTTTCCCGAATTCTCTATCAGCTGTTGGTCACGAGCGGACATGATCGGCCTCGTCGACCGAGAAAATGTCAAAGAAGGCGGAGGCACACTAGTGGCACAAAGGTGCCTCGTGGTGCCTCGAAAAGTGCCTTCGGCTATTTGATGTCGGAGGCTGGCCAGAGGCCCCAACCCGTTAGGTTATTCCTGACGTATTTCCAGGTGACCCCCGCCTTGCCTGCAAGCAGCTTTGCAAACCGTGTCTTGGCGCCAACGCCCTCGGGTATCTCCCCGCACTGCTTCATCCGTCGGGCTTCGTCCTCGATCAAAGCTTTCGTTGAAGTGTTACCTACCACCGCCGTAGCCGCCGCATCGGGCACCAGCGCCAGCGCGGCCGCGCGCGATACCTTGATAGCGACCGCGCTATCGAGCGCGTCGGGAGGGGCCGGCGTGACCGGAGGCATGAGCCCTGCGTCGTACGCCCGGTTCTCCGCCCGGATGATCGTGAGGAAAGGACTGTTGAAGAACGCGGTGTCGCCGGCGACGCGGCTTCCGTCCTCGCGCATATGGGACCACGGTACGGGC